CGAAACGGCGTCGCGCCCGCAGACCAATACGGCGACGCTGGCCGAGCTGTCGTTCCCGACGATGGAGCTCTATGCGATGCCGGCGGCGACCGCCTCGCTGCTTGAGGACACCGTGGTCGACCTCGACCAGTGGATTTCGAGCGAGGTCGAGGCGGCGTTCGCCGAGCAGGAGGGCGAGGCCTTCGTGCTTGGCAACGGCACCAACAAGCCCAAGGGTTTCCTCGACTACACCAAGGTCGCGGAAGCGAGCTGGGTGTGGGGCCAGATCGGCTACATCGCCACCGGAGTGTCCGGCGAGCTGCCGGAAGACGATCCGTCCGACATCCTGATCGACCTGGTCTATGCGCTGAAGTCGGGCTACCGGCAGAACGCCAACTGGGTGATGAACAGGAAGACCCAGGCATCGATCCGCAAGCTGAAGGACGCCGACGGCAACTATCTGTGGCAGCCGCCGGCAGCGCCCGGAAGCCGGGCCATGCTGATGGGCTTCCCGCTGGTCGAGGCCGAGGACATGCCCGACGCCGGCGCGAACACGACGCCGATCGCGTTCGGCGATTTCTCGCGCGGCTATCTCGTCGTCGACCGCACCGGCGTGCGGGTGTTGCGCGACCCGTATTCCGCCAAGCCCTACGTGCTGTTCTACACGACCAAGCGCGTCGGCGGCGGGGTGCAGGACTTCGATGCGATCAAGCTCCTGAAGTACGGCACCACCTGAACCCTCGTAGAAACTCTACTCCTGCGGCCATCTGCGGGCGTCTTCTGCGCTTCCGGTGGTCACGTACGACACTTTTCGAAGCATGATCCCTCCCGAAAACCGGGAACCACTTTTCGGGATCATGCTCTGAAGTACGCTCCGCTCCGGTTCTCCAAGCCGCTCTCCACTTGGCTCGCAGGAGCGAGTTGTCGAACCGATTTCCCGCTAGTCCCCAACGTTCGCAAACCGGCGACGCTGTCTGCCGCAGGCGGGGCGTGGCCTTAGCGGTCCCGGTGTTTCTCCATCCGGGACCGCTCCTTTTTCTCCAACAGAGATGAACCCATGACGCTTTTTCGAACCGTCGACCCGGCGGCCGAGCCGGTGACGCTTGCCGATGTGAAGGCGCATCTGCGGCTGGCACATGACAGCGAGGACGGGCTGCTTGAAGGGCTGATCCGCGCGGCGCGCGAGGACCTCGAACGGGCGACCGGGATCGCGCTGATCGACCAGAGTTGGCGGCTGGCGCTGGACGCCTGGCCGAGCCAGGGCTGCGCGCTGCTGACGGTGCATCCGGTGCGCGAAGTACTTTCGGTGACGGCGTATGGGACGGAAGGCGAGGCTTCGCTGATTGAGCCGGCCGACTACCAGCTCGACATACTGTCGCGACCGGCGAGGCTGCATTTCGAGAAGCGGCCGGCGCCGCTGCGCATCTTCAATGGCATCGAGATCGACTTTGCAGCCGGCCATGGCGAAGCGGGAACGGACGTGCCGGATCTCCTGAAGCGGGCGATCCTGCTGCTTGTCGGGCACTGGTATGAGTTTCGCGCTGAGTTCGACGCGGCCGACCAGCCGGTCTCCTATCCGGCCGCATATGAGCGCATCGTCGCCTCCCATCGCTCGCGGAGGCTCTGATGCGGGCGCTGTTCGTCGATCCGGGCGCGCTGCGCAGCGAGCTATCGCTGCAGGCCTGCACTGACGTACCGGACGGGCTCGGCGGCCATACGCAGGAGTGGGCCGAGATCGCCACGGTTTTCGGCAGGATCGAGCCGGTTTCGGCGACCAGCGTGTTCGGGCCCGACCAGACAGTCGAGACGGTGACGCATCGAGTGACGATCCGGGGGCGGAGCGGCGTTGCGAGCGGTATGCGTTTCGTAAGGCAGGGCAGGGTTTTCGACATAGTGACGATCCACGATCCGGACGATTCCGGCCGCTACCTGGTGTGCCGCACGCGGGAGGCGGGGCTATGAAGCTGGCTTTGCAGCTGACACTCGACGGCATGGTCCGGGCACTGCGAATGAGAGCGCACGAACTTGCCGACGACCCTCAGGAGGCGAGACGGCGCGACGCTATCGGCAACGAGCGCGTGCTGACGTTGCTGGCCGCCGAAGGCGAGCGTTTTGCAGAGGAGGCAGACGATGAGTTCGGCCGCTGAACTGCAGAAGGCCATCTTCGAAGCGCTGAGCGCGAACGAAACACTTGGGTCGCTTGTAGGCGACCGCATCCTCGACCAAGCACCGGCCAATGTCGGCTTTCCGTACATCACCTTCGGCCGCAGCGCTGTCTACGACTGGAGCACCGGGACCGAGGAAGGCTGCGAGCAGCTCTTCACACTGCATGCTTGGTCGAAGGCGAAGGGCAAGCGGGAGGTTCTGGCGATGATCGAGCTTGCGCGTGAGACGCTGCACGATGCCTCGCTCAATCTCGAAACACACCACCTCGTCAACATCCGGGTCGAGTTCTCGGAAGCGCGATACGACGACGACCTGTCGGTTCACCACGGCGTGCTGCGGCTGCGCGCCGTGACGGAGCCTGCCGGGTAGACAAATGGATGCGGCGTCGGAACTCGTCGCAACAATCTCGATCAGTATCAAGAACGGGAGACCGAAAAATGGTCGCACAGAAGGGCAAGGACCTTCTTCTGAAGGTAGACATCGAGGGTAGTTTCGTGACGGTCGCGGGGCTGCGCTCCAGGCGCATCGCCTTCAACAGCCAGACAGTGGATATCACCGACGCGGATTCCGCCGGGCGCTGGCGCGAACTGCTTGCGGGCAGCGGCGTGCAACGGGCGGCCGTGAGCGGCTCGGGTATCTTCAAGGACGCACAATCGGATGCCGCGATGCGTGCGCGCTTCTTCGCCGGCGAGATCGGCGACTGGCAGCTTGCCGTTCCTGACTTTGGCGTAGTCGAAGGCGCCTTCCAGATCACCGCGCTGGAATACACCGGTAGCCATGACGGCGAGGTGACCTTCGAGGTGGCGCTGGAATCCGCGGGGCCGGTGAGCTTCATGGTGTCGGCATGACGGCGAACAGGCGGCGCGGCGAAATTGCGGCCGAGCTCGACGGCAAGACCTACCGGCTGTGCCTGACGCTCGGCGCACTGGCCGAGCTGGAATCGGCCTATGCCGCCGACGATCTCGGACAATTGGTGGAGCGCTTCGCGCGCGGGCGGTTGTCGGCGCTGGACATGATCCGCGTGATCGGCGCGGGCCTTCGCGGCGCCGGCAACGACATTGCCGATCGCGATGTCGGCGCGATGCATTCGGAGGAGGGGGCGGCGGGTTTCGCGGCGATCGTCACCGACCTCCTGACCGCGACTTTCGGTTCGGCGCGCGCCGAGGCGCAGCCGCCGAACCCTTGAACGCCGCCGCAGGCACGACCAGCGAATTTCCGTGGGACAACGTGATGGCCGCGGCGTTCGGCCTGCTGCGGCTTTCGCCGAGGGATTTCTGGTCGATGACGCCGCGTGAACTGGAGCGGGCGATGAGCGTGCTTGGAGGCGATTTGCCAAGCGCCCCGGCGCGCCGGGATCTCGCCGAACTGATGCAGCAATTTCCGGACGCGCGAGGAGACAGGCGAGATGGCTGAAGACGTCACGGTGCGGATCAGCGCCGACACGCAGCCGTTCCAGGATGCGCTGCAGAATCTCGAAAAGCTCTCGGCAAGTTTCGGTTCGCAACTTACCGGTGCTCTGAAAAGCGCCGTGGTGAGCGGCAAGGATCTCGACGAGATCTTGCGGCGGATCGGGCTCAATCTGGCCGGGCTGGCTCTGGAGCAGGGACTGAAACCGCTGCAATCCCTTGCGGGCGGATTGGTGTCCAGCCTGCTCGGGGGACTGTCGGGGCTGCTGCCCTTCGCCAAGGGTGGCGTGCCCGGTCATGTCGTGCCGTTCGCTTCCGGCGGCGTGATCTCTTCGCCGAGCTATTTTCCTGTCGGCCGAAATGTCGGCGTCATGGGCGAAGCCGGCCCGGAGGCAATCCTGCCGCTGCAGCGATCGGCCGATGGACGGCTAGGCGTCGCCACAAACGGGGGCGGATCCAGCGTCAATGTCGTCTTCAACGTGACGACCCAGGATGCGTCTTCCTTCCGCAAATCCGAAGCGCAGGTGACCGGCCTGCTGGCACGAGCCGTGTCACGCGGCGCGCGGACCTTCTAGCCGTATTCGTGCGGGATCTGCGCTCGCCAGCAGCGCCTCATTTTCAATCGGAGCAGCCATGCCGGAACTGTCGAGTTTCCACGATGTCCGTTTTCCGCCGGGCGTCTCATTTGGTGCGACCGGTGGGCCGGAACGACGCAACGAAATCATCTCGCTGACATCGGGCCGGGAGAAACGCAATGCCCGTTTCGCGCAGTCGCGGCGCCACTACGACGCCGGGACCGGGGTGCGCTCGCTCGCCGACCTGTACGATGTGCTTGCGTTCTTCGAGGCGCGTCGGGGATCCCTGCATGCATTTCGATTCAGGGACCCCTTCGACATGAAGTCCTGCCGGCCCGAGGAAACCGTGTCGGCCACGGACGAGCAGCTCGGAACGGGCGACGGCGTGCGGGCGCGTTTTGCGCTGACGAAGACATACGGGGAGGGAGACGATGCCTACCGGAGGCTGATCGCGAGGCCCGTGGCGGAAACGTTGCGGGTGACTGTCGACGGCGTCGAAAAGGTATCGCCCGAGGAGTGGACCTTCGACTTCGCGACCGGCGAGGTGGTGTTCGCGCCAGGCAGCATTCCGGGACCTAGCGAAGAAGTGACGGCAGGGTGCGAGTTCGACGTGCCGGTCCGCTTCGACACCGAACGCATCGCGGTCAGCCTGACCGCCTTCAAGGCCGGACAGATACCGTCGATCCCGCTGATCGAGGTGCAGCAGTGAGCGGCTATCCTGAAGCTCTCGCCGCGCATATCGGACGCGAGGTGACGACGGTCTGCCATTGCTGGCGGCTGACGCGCAGGGACGGCTGGGTGGCGGGCTACACCGACCACGACCGGCCGCTGACGATCGGCTCGACAGTTCATGCGCCGCAGACGGGACTGAGCGCCAGCGAGGCGCGGGACACGCTGGGGCTCGCGGTCGACACGGTGGATGTCGAAGGCGCCCTGTCATCCGACGACATCAGCGACGAGGACATCGCGGCCGGGCTCTACGACGGGGCGACTGTGGAGACCTTTCTCGTGAACTGGCGGCAGCCGGGCGATTTCGTCATGCTGCGCAATGCGACCGTCGGCAAGATCACTCGCACCGATGGGCGTTTCGTCGCCGAACTCGAAAGCCTGGCGCATTCGCTGGACCGGCCGAGCGGCCGCTATGTCAGCCGGACCTGCGATGCGGAACTCGGCGACGCGCGATGCGCTTTCGACCTCGACAATCCGGAATTCACCGGCGCCGGGACCGTGGAGGCGCA